TGAACTTGCTGCGGTTTTTGATATGGCGGGAGTTCGAGCGCCAAAACGTCAATGCACCCGTTCTGAATTTCCTAGTATTGGATTAATAATTTAATGACTTGGAAAGATGACGCATTAATTCATGCCAAGGAACAAGACCCGAAAGAATCTTGCGGTCTTTTATTAAATATTCGCGGGAAACAAAAATATTTTCCTTGTCAAAATTTAGCAATAACTTCGCATCAATGTTTCATAATAAATCCAGAAGATTATGTAAAAGGGGATGAACTTGGAGAAATTATTGGAATTGTACATTCGCACCCGACTACACCGCCTGTAGCTTCAGAGGCCGATAAAATAAGCTGTGAAGATTCAAATTTGCCTTGGTATATTGTCAACCCTAAAACAGAAACTTGGGGATATTATGAGCCTTGTGGATTTAAACCGCCTTTACAAGGAAGAAGTTGGGTTTGGGGTGTTACTGATTGTTTAAGTTTGGTGGAGGATTGGTATTCGCAAGAAAAAGGAATTTATTTTAAAAAAGCAACAAGACCTTTAACACCTGAAATATTTCACAAAAATCCACAATCAAAAGAAGATGGCGATTTTAATAATTATCTTATTACAGCGGGTTTTAATTTATTAGCACCAAATGAAAAACTTCAAAATGGCGATGTCTTAGCAATGAGTATTTTAGGTAAAGGTTTAAATCATGTTGGGATTTTTGTAGATGGCGATGTTTTACATCATTTAGGCGATAGACTATCTTGTAGAGAACCATACAATCCTTGGTTGTTAAAATGTACAGGGGGTCGGTATCGTTATGCTTCGCAAAATTAAATTATATGGAGAACTGGCAAAAGAAATTGGCCACAAAGAATTTGAAGATATAAATGTTTCTAGTGTTGCGCAAGCTGTAAGTTTTTTAATAAATAATTTTCCACAACTGGAAACTTATATGGCAAATAGATATTATAAGGTTATTGCTAATGATGACGAAATTGGTCAAGACGAGCTTCACAATCCTATTGGTAAATCAGATATATCTTTTGTACCTGTTATTTCAGGTTCGGGGGGTAATTTCGGAAAGGTGTTACTTGGAGTGGCCTTGATTGGTTTGTCATTTACGCCTATGGGTGCAGGGCTTTTCGCAGGCGGTTCAGGTGCGGGTTTAGCGGGCGGAGGTGGTTTAATAGGTGCGACAGGTTTATATGCGGCAGGGGCTTATGGGTCGGCGGCTCTAGGTCTTATTGGTGCAAGTTTAGTTCTGGGCGGTGTAAGTGGGATGCTTTTTCCAGTTCCAAAACAGCCTGAATTTTCTAGTGAATCTGACCCCCGTTTGTCGTTCAGTTTTTCAGGAACGCAACAGACAAGCCGAGCCGGAACGCCAGTTCCGATTGTGTATGGAGAAATTTTTACTGGTTCTGTCGTTATAAGTGCTTCAACTGATACTGAACAGGTACAAGCATGACCGATAAAAAGAAAATTATTCGCGGTTCATTTGGTGGACGTTCTTCGCCGCCACCCCCAAGACAACCGACAAGAACCCCTGATACCTTACATAGTAAGCAATTTGCAAGTTTTCTTGATCTTGTATCAGAAGGTGAGATCGAGGGAAGTGCAACCGCTTCAAAGGAGGGCATAACAGACCGTACTTCAACCGCATATGTAAATGCGTATTTAAAAGACGTCTTTCTTAACGATACCCCCGTTCTAAAAGCATCTGCAAATTCATCAACCCCTTCTACTTCAGATTTTAATTTTCAGAATGTTTCTTTTACACCGAGATTTGGAACTTCAAACCAAACAAAAGTTGATGGAGTTGAAAGTTCTTCTTCAATCACACCTGTCGGCGTTACAGTTACAGCGGATTCGCCAGTTACAAGACAGATTACAAATACAAATGTTGAGCGCATAAAAGTTACTGTTACATTTCCACAAATACAAAAAGCAACAACTGAAGGCGATCTTCTCGGCTCAACTGTTGATTTAAAAATTGCTGTTCAATATAATTCAGGAGGTTTTACAGATGTAATTGAAGATACTGTTACAGGTCGAACCGCTGACGCATACCAAAAAGATTATTCAGTAAAAATTACAGGTTCTTTTCCTGTTGATATTAGAGTTATTAGAGTTACAGCGGATTCTACAGATACTTCGTTAATTGATTCTTTTCAATTCACACAATTTGCCGAAATAATTGACGAATCTAATACTTATGCAAACTCAGCGTATAACTTAATAAGGGTCGATTCTCAACAGTTCAGTGCTATTCCTCGCCGGAAATTCCGTATTCGTGGAATTAAAGTAAGGATTCCGGGCGCCGGTGCTTCTAGTTCAGGAACGCCAACTGTCGATTCTGCAACAGGCCGGATTGTTTATCCTGACGGATATATTTTTAATGGAGTTATGGGTGCTGCGGTTTGGACAAGTTGCCCTGCAATGATTTTGCTTGATCTTTTAACTACCGAAAGATATGGATTTGGAACACATATTGCAGATTCAAACCTTGATTTGTTTTCTTTTGTAACCGCATCAAAATTTGCAAATACTCTTGTTGACGATGGCCTTGGCGGACAGGAAGCAAGATTTTCTTGCAATGTAAATATTCAATCTTCTAGTTCTGCATTTGATTTAATAAATGAACTTGCGGGTGTTATGCGTTGTATGCCGATTTGGTCAACCGGCAGTATTTTACTTGCTCAAGATTCCCCAAAAGACACTTCGTTTCTATTCTCACTTGCCAATATTTCGAGTGATGGTTTTAATTATTCAGGCTCAAGTTTAAAACAAAGACATTCTGTAATTTCTGTCAGTTATTACAATATGGATTCACAAGATGTAGATTTTGAAGTTTTTGAAAATACTACTTTATCAGCAAAGATTGGAACTGTTGTAAAACAGGTAAAAGCATTTGCGTGTACATCTAGGGGGCAAGCGCAAAGATTGGCAAAAGCAATTGCGTTTTCAGAAGCAAATGAATCTGAAATGGTTACTTTTACAACATCAATGGAAGGTGGGTTGATGGTTAGGCCGGGCGCTGTTATCGAGATCAATGACCCTGTTCGCGCGGGCGTTAGGCGTTCAGGTAGATTAAAAAGCGTTACTTCAACAACAGTTGTTACAGTTGACGATACAGAAAATACAGATTTACCAACGACAAACAGCCCGACTTTATCTTTAATTTTGCCAGATGGCTCAGTCGAGACAAAGGATATATCAGATATTACAAACGGCGTTATTACTGTTTCTGCGGCGTTTAGTCAGACCCCAAACGCAAATACAATATATTTAATTCAAAATTCTACAATTGAATCTCAAAAATTTAGAGTAATTACAGTTGAAGAAACTGATTCAATAAATTACACAATTACAGCTTTATCATATATTGATACTAAATACGCATTTATTGAAGACGGGGCAACTTTACCTGTTAGGAATGTTTCAAATTTAAATCAACTGCAACCGCCGCCATCCAACCTTTCAGCCGTAGAAAAAATTGTTCCGATAAATAATCAAGCTGTTTCAAAAATTATTATTAGTTGGCAACCAATAGTAGGCGTTGTTGAATATCAAGTTAATTATCGTTTCAATAATGGAAATTTTGTTTCTACAAAAGTTTCAAGTCCTGATTTTGAAATAATCAATAGTCAACTTGGAACTTATGAAATTCAAGTTTTCAGCTACAACATAAACGCGCAACTTTCTGCAACTTCTAACGACTTAACATTCAACGCCGTTGGTAAAACTGCACTTCCAGAAGACCCTACGGGTTTGACAATAGAACCTGTTTCAGACCTTTTTGTACGACTACGTTTTACCCCTGCAACGGACATTGATGTAACTCACGGGGGGTCAATTTCCGTGCGCCATACGCCATCTGTTGACCCCGCTGTTGCAACGTTTAGTAATTCAACAGAAATAATTCCAAAACTTTCAGGCAACATTAGTGAAACTCTCGTCCCCGCTTTAACGGGAACTTACAGTATTAAATTTCTCGATGACGGCGGGCGAAGATCAGAAAACGCCGCAAGAATAATTGTTACGCAACCAGACCCACAACCAAATCAAATAATTCTTACAGAAAGAGAAGATACAGATTCGCCGCCATTTCAAGGAAACAAAGTAAATACATTTTATGATTCAGATTTTGATGGTCTTTTATTAGATGGAACATTGTTAATAGATTCAATCACACAAAATATTGATGATTTATCAAATATAGACTTTGCCGGCCCAATTAATTCAAGCGGCTCTTATGAATTTCAAAATATTGTTGAAATGGGTGCGATTTTTAATCTTACTTTAAAACGCCGTTTTGTAACTTCTGGACTTTTACCAAATGACCTTATTGATTCAAGAACAGCTAATATTGATACTTGGACTGAATTTGACGGAACTTTAGCGGAAGATGTTAACGCCAAGTTGTTAGTCGCGACAACGGAATTGGATACGACAACATCAACAGCCGCTACTTACGAACAAAGTGGGACGACAATTACAATTACAAAATCGTCACATGGTTACGCTGTCGGCGATCAAGTTGTAATTGATTTTACTGCGGGAAGTGCTGAAGATGGTAATTATGTTATTCAAACAGTTCCTAACGTAAATAGTTTTACAGTTACGGCATCCGCAAGTGCAACAATATCAAGTGGAACATCTTGCACTTATGGAGCTAATTTTTCGCAATTTAATACTTTTGCAAATGGGGAATATAGAGCGAGGGGGTTCAAATTTAAAGTTGAATTATCATCCGATGACCCTGCACAAAATATTAATGTTACAGAACTTGGATATGAAGCAAGTTTGAAAAGAAGAACTGAAACTGTTAATACAGCCATAGCAAGCCAATGCGCGACAACTGGTTCTGGGAAAACGGTAACTTTTTCCGACCCTTTTTTCACGGGTACTGGTTCTTTAGGAGGTTCAACAACAGCATTTCTTCCAACTGTCGGAATTACTCTTGAAGGCGCATCAAGTGGCGATTTTTTCAATATAACTTCAATTACAGGAACACAATTTGTTATTGAAACAAGAAGTAGTAGCGGTTTAAAAGATTTGAGTTTTAAATATACAGCCGTTGGGTTTGGTAAAGGTGGTTAAGAAATAATAGTTGATTTGGTAAATATCGAAAAAATAGGTAGAATAAATTTAAATATTAGTTCATTTTTTATTGTTATTACTTTTTATTTGTAATTAACTCTTTTAAATGTAATTAAAAAACTCTCAAATCTATTGGTATAACTAGCAAATGGCCACAGCAGATTATGTATTAGCCAACGCATCAGGGGCGGCCTTCCGGACAGACTTAAATAATACCCTTGCTGCAATTGTCAGTAATAACTCAAATTCATCGGAGCCGGCAACAAAATACGCTTATCAATGGTGGGCTGATACATCCGCTTCAATATTTAAAATAAGAAACTCATCAAATGATGGGTGGATAAATTTGTTTACTCTTGCAGGTGGTATTGATGTAGATGCTGCAAGTAATTTTAACGAAGATGTAACTTTTACAGGAGCGAGTGCCAATATAGTTTTTGATAAATCAGATAATGCTCTTGAGTTTGCTGATAATGCTAAAGCAGTATTCGGGTCAGGTGGAGATTTAGAAATTACTCATGGTGGTAGTAATTCGGCTATTGCAGAAGTTGGAACAGGTAATTTAGAAATAAAAACTAATAGTAGTATTCTATTACAAAAAGGTGATAGTGAATTTCTAGCTAAATTTATTTCAGACGGAGCCGTAGAATTATATTACGATGGAACAAAACATCTAGAAACAAACGCAAATGGAATTTTATTAGGCGACAGTATTTTGGCACAGTTCGGAGTTGGCACTGACCTTGAGATATTTCATAATGGAACAGATTCCGTCATTGATAATGTTACAGGAGAATTAAAGATTACTACAGATGGTATTATGCGATTAAACGCTACAGAGTATAAATTTAATAATGCTGCTAATACTCAGATAGTTGCAAGGTTTGTGGAAGGAGGAACAAATGAACTTTATTTTGACCACAGCAACAAGCTACAAACATATACGGCCGGGGTAGACTTTTTTGGAGATGTTAGACTTGGAGACAACTATGTTGTAAGACTAGGAAATGCAACTGGTGGAGATTTAAAATTTTATCATGACAGTTCGAACTCCTACATTCAACATGGCACTGTAGGAAACTTACGTTATCAATCTAATAATCATGATTTTTACAATCAGGCGGGTAATGAGTTTATGTGTCGTATGTTTTCGAATGATGCAGTTAACTTATATTTTGACCATACAGCTAGGCTTGAGACCACTTCGGCAGGCATTATAGTAAATGGTAAATATCAGCAAGAGACCGCAGGTGGTACTCATGTTTATGCCCAACAAATTTTTAGAGAAAGTATAGCTGCAAATGCAACAAAAACTTTTACAATAACTGGTTTAGCTTATGGTAATGTAAAAATCACTATGGGATTTGGTGATGGTAATTTTCATTATGCTACTTTTGTTGCGGTCTTAGGTGGAAATATGTATCAAACAAGTTCTTATAACGTTAATGTGATACAAAATGAAAGAAGTGGAGTAAACAGTATTACGGCCACTAAAAACAACACAAGTTACGCAATAGCTATACACGCAGGAACTAATCAAATATTTGGTAGTGTAGTTATGGAGTCTAATAATTATGACACCAACTCAGGTGCTACACTTACTATTTCATAATATTGCATTATTTTTATATAGGAATTAAAATTAAATAACATTAAAATTTATTATGGACGCTAAAGAATTAATTCAAGAAACAAAAGATTCTATTGAATTTAATACAAAAAAAGTAGAAATAATAGATAAAGATATTGAAAAAATAAAATCTGAAGCTACTGAAAAAATAAAAAAGCTACAAAATGACAGAAATATTATTGTAGGACAGATTATAAAAGATCAAGGTGGTGTAGAAAAGTTAGAAAAATTGATTAATGCTAATAATAAAGTAGAATCTAAATAAGATTTTTTAAAAAAGTTATGGCAATCACTAAGACTTGGGAAATTAATACGATGAAACGTGATGTTTCAGATGGCTACGTCACTCAAATTATTTTTAGAGTAAAAGGAATTTCTGGCTCTGAAGAAAAGGCAAGAGAAACAGGAGAGGTTCTTTTTGAAAAACCTGATTCTTTGCCGAGTGATTTTATTGATTTTACAAAATTAGATGCTGCAACTGTTTTAAGTTGGGTTAAAACTGCACTTGGGGATGAGGTTGCAACTATTGAAACACGACTTGAAGCGAAAGTAAATGAAGTTCTTACACCTACCTCTGCTGTTGGTGTGCCTTGGTAGAAATTATTGACAGCCCCACATAAAGTGGTGCTAATGCACAGATACCACAGAAAGTTATAATAGTTACAGGCACTAACGCCTTTAAAAATGCTTCTCGAATCATGGCTCGTATTTCTCAAATATTATCTATTTTAAGTTTTATAATCAGCACGTCAATGTTGGGCGCAGGCGTCTATGGTTACATGATGGTTACAAGCGATGAATTTAAAGAAAAAATGATTCAACAAGTTATTGATAAAATACCCTTACCAGAACTTCCCAAACTTCCAAAATCAACAGGCAACGTAATTCCATTTTAAATAGTTGACAACTTTATTTAATTATATTATAATTGTAATGTAAGAAACCAAGGAAACCAAAATGGCTAAGACAAGAAAATTAACTTTCACTTTTGAAGATGGAACAACTAGAACAGCTAGAACAGCTAGAAACTACACTCACGCAGTTCGCACAATAAGAGAATGGGATAATCAAGTTTGCGTAGAAAAATTATGCGGCAGACCTGATTTAGTTGCTCAAGCAGTTAGACAATGTGAAAAAGAAGGTTGGAAAACAATACAAGTTGCACCACTTACAAACGACCCTTGGGCTGAATAATCAGCCCCTTTTTTATGGAAATACCAGAAATAAATATTCCAAACATACATATTCCAGAACGTATCCATATTGAACCGCCTATCGTTCTCCATACGCCTGTTTCTATTGATATGGGCGTTCCTGTCATTGATGCACCTTGCGCTGTTGTACGCGATTCTCTGACGGGTGGTAAAGATCATTTCAATAATGACCCCGATGGAAATGTTGCTTTATGCGATCACACCGCGCCATTTTATTTTGCGCCTGATTATTCCCCTTCTGCAAAAATAATTACACCCAAACAAAACACCAAAACAGAAGCGCCAGAAATACCAGAAATAAAAACGCCAGAAATTCCCAAAACTAAAGAAAATAATGAAAATAACGTAGTCAAAGAAAAAGAAATTGATTGCCCTGCGAAAGACCAACAATTCAGGTTAAACGATGTAAGAAATGCAGAAGCGCAAGAAAAGGTTGTCGGCTTTGAAGTAATAGACGGAAAATGTGTTGAGATATGGGCAAAAACTGATTTTGTCGATAAATACCTTCCATCGTCATCTGTAGTCGCAACGACCTTAGTGGTAACTATTGTCGCAACAT